TGTGGATTCAACATTAAGAACAACGCGGCTTATATTACTAACGGAGTGAGCGACATTAACAAAAGAAAGATGAAACTGGTCTTTTGGGTCTACGTAGTAACTCTGACCTGCAGGCTTAGTCCAGTTTGTTTCTGCATCAAGCCATTTTTCAAACGGATTAAGACCACCAACAGCGTAGTCGTTTTGAACGGTATATTCCTGCTCAAAGTATCTTACTTCATCTCCGTCTCTATCTTGAGTATCCCAAGAATGGAATTTCATGTATATCTTACTACCAGCAGGAAGGTCATAATAGTCGTACGACGTACCATTATAGGTACTCAACAAACCATATAGATTGTCTTCTGGTACGTTGGTTTGAGGATAAGTAAAGAACTCAACTCCTTTGCCGTCATACGTAAAGAAGTTATTGGGGTCGAAAGTCATCTTAAATCCAGATGGACGAATCTTCATGAAACGACCTTGAATCTCTTTGATTGGATTATCCGCGCTGTCTCTATTGCCAATTAACCAACCCTCAGCACTCTCAACAACATCGTTACCAGCCTTGGTAGTTACTTCTAACACCTTTACCTTAACCTCTTGCGCCAAAGGCCCGTCATCATCACTCTTAACAAGCAGATTCATTCCAGCCTCAACCTTGTCAGCATTGTTTCCATTAAGCAATACCCATCTGTACAAGTCATCTTGATAGACCGTAGTAGCATACAAGTTGTAGTGAATGCCCTTGTTTGACTTAACAAAGAACTTGTATCGGTCAGCCCAATAGGGTGCTTTGTTTTTTATGGTAATTCGTGCTTTATTGAAATTTACGGAGTCTTCAACTGGAACAAAGAAATTCGATTTATCAGAGCCATTGTCATCGCTATTAGGTAAAACCGAGCTGTATCTTCCGTACTTGTCTAAATACACTAAACCAAAGTCGTAGTTACGGTTAGACTTCAACGATAGTTTACTTGCGTTTTCGCTAACGGCAAAGACAGTTGCATCTGTCCATCTATATCTCTCAATCTCGTCACCGCCAGAAGTGGTGTGCGTTATAATAGGAGCAGATACAGTAATACTGGTAGCGGTACTTGCGGTTTTTGTAAAGTTGCCGTATGCCAGAGAAGTAGTATTCGGAGGGCTTGTCGTAGTTACGTTATTTGCAAAGTCTGCAGACATGCTAAGTAGCAACTCATCAAAATCAGTAGAAGCGTAAAAAGCATTAGCGTCAGCAAAATTCTGTGACAATATAACAGAACTGTTACCCTGGAAACTACCATCAAAATATGCAGGAGTTGTTCCGCTAGTAAATGACTCTACATCAGAGCTAATAAAAACCCGATACCCTTTACGAAGGCTGATACCGGTAAAGTCCAGAACTATATTGACCTTATTAGTTGCAGCGTCTTGTGTAGTTGTTATAGTGTAATCACCCTCTTCACCATCTTGCAGTATCGTTCTCTTCTCCGCGGTGTAGTCTATTGGAATCGTAAGCTCATCCGTTTCATTCTCTTTGATATCATACTGAGTGGTATAGTTTCCAAATATGACTCGGTCTTGTATGATATCCTGAGCCAATGCTCTTAATGGAACATTATCAAAAATTCTATTAAGCTCGTCATCTGGCAACGCCTTATACACCTTTGTGTTTGTAAAAGTGTATGAGCGTTCAGTATCATTAAAGAAATTGTTCTCTTGCTTGTTGATTGTATCTATCACAAACACAACATCAGACAGAGGCGTCTTAAAACATAACTGAATATCAGTAACGCGCTTGTCTCCAGTATTATACTTGATGTCGTAGGCGTTATACTCGTTAAGCATCCCAAGGTTTTCCATTGTAGTGAAATCCAATGAGAACATGTTTGGGTAAAACTTGTAGTCTGTAAACGACGAAAGGGCAGAATACTGCCCATCTAAGTACTTGTATCTATATGCGAAAGCAAAGTGACGTTCACGAACGGAGTTTTCAATCTCTACGCCAGTTTTAAATGGCTGTACTGTAGGTGCAGTACGCGGTGGCTTTTTGTAGAGGTTGATGTCTTCTTCAGAAAAGTTGTTTGCCCCGTATGCTTTTGCACGAGCAACATTAACCATACGAGGATGATTAAGGTTATCCGTAAATAAAAGAATGGTGTTTTGGGTTTCTTTATTATAAACGACATTAGCCCCAGTTATCTTATAATCCTTATTAAAACCTAAAACCTGGTCTGAGCCATTTCGTGTATCTGCAAGAACTAATGATGTAATATCATTTTTATTGTCATACTCATACACAAACGAGTGTCCGTTGTCATTTACAACAAACCAGTATAGCTTCTCATTAGCCTCGTCGCGAGTTGAGCCAATACAAATGGGATTGTTTGCGGTATCAATAGAGGTAACTTTTACGTTACCCTTTTCATTTTCAATAGCACCAACATCACCGTTTGCAGATTTACCTACACGGATATTTAATGCATCGATATATTCGCCATTAGGAACAAGACGCTCATCGAGGTCTTTGTTCATCTTCCCCTGGCTAAAGCTATTTTTTAATTCCATATTACTTTATCCACTTATCACGTCCACGTAGAATCTGAGTCAACTCATTGAGCTTCAGTGAGTTAAATCTTATCTTCATGTTTCGTAATGATGCGCTAGCTTGTTTCTTGGCTCTGCGTACAATGTATTCTTGAACATTGAATTTAGATGACAATATGGTCGCTGCTATATAGTCGTACATAAATGTTTCGGCAAGTTTGTGAACCTTAATCTCACTATCAGCCAAATCGTACATCCCGTCCGATACATACTCAATTACAATATTGACTCCTTGCAATGTCGAATTGAATAATATATACCCCTGATTCTTGTCTATGTGATACATGCCATTGAAGTTGCCCGACTTGGTGTCCATGCCGAATCGCTTGCCTAGCTGAGTTTTTTCTGGTGGGTTTAAATTACCAGCACGCTGATTCTTCCAGTTTGTCTCAATAACTGGAGTACCAGTCATCGCATTGTTAGAACTGTCAATCAGAATGCCTGCTTGAGGGGTATTGTCTTGCAGGTAAGAGGTAGGTGAAGATGCATCAAAATTTTGCATAATAGAGTGTACAACACCATCGCTACCCACATATCCAACCTTAACTAGGCTGACAAAATCGTGAGCTAGAGGTAGCCTGAGTGTCTCTGGGACTTCCGCCTCAAACCCTCTAATCTCACGAAGTGCATCATAATGTATTTCTTGTAGACCACGCTTTGCGTGAAAGACAACTTCGTTTCTATCAACCTTGTTGATTACTTTGTCGTCACCTACATATGTCAAAAGGAAGTTGTTTACAATATCCTCAAGTAGCATGTATTGGTAAGTACCCCAGTTTTCTTGAAGAGGAGCGTTACCGTTATTCTGATAGTACTCGTTTTGAGTAATGTTCACACCAACCTTAGCCATTTATTATACGTTTTCTTTTTGGAAATCTTGTTTTAGCATCTCGTCAGCAACCTTGATAACATCTCCTTCACGGATACTTAGTCCAGCGTAAGAGCATATCTTAATTACCAACTCTGTTTCGTCTGTTACTGGCAACTCAAAGTCTACGCTTGTATCTGCGTTGTATACCGGGTCTCCTGCAACAGTATTATATCCCCAGTGTGGGTCAGAAGGGGTTTTGATGTAATTCATCTTAACCACATTCTCGTACAAACTAGAAGGGCGGACATAAATCTTGTCTGCTTCACGCTTGTAAATTGGGAAGGCCACAGATGGAGCTGTTAAGTTACTGTCTACAAGCATGTCAAACTTATGCTTAGCAACCTCTTGGATAACCTTGCCTCCAGTTGTTATATTGATAATCTTGTAAAAGTCTGCAGGTACTGATAAGTAATCTTCATCGTTAACCGCATTAAGTGGAGCAACGTCATTGTACTGCAAAGTTGCGCTAGTGGCGAATACATCAATCTTGTTTTGAATGTGCATTGCAGTATCTCCATAGCTCTGCGCCTTACGACGATTGTTTTGCAGAGTGATAGCACGAGCATAGTCAGCAAAATATCCCTCAAAGATTTCTAATTGAGCTTGCTTAGCAAAATAATCAAACTCTGAAGGGGCTAAATATCCTCTGTTGTCCTTGTTAAGCAAGAACATCACTGTATTTCTGACACTGTTAATCATGGGATATATTTTAAACAAAAATACAAAAAAAAGAGGGCACAATCTGCGCCCTCTAATTTACCCATTGGTGTATAAACACCCAGCCATTATAACTATAGCAAGTTAATAATCTTTTGCATAACATCCAAGCCGTCATCTGTTTTAAAGAATGAAGCTAAAGAGCTATACACGTTTTCGCCATATGGCGCTGTCATGACCTTTTGTCTTTTATCTTCTGCCCAAGTAACTGTGCGCTGGTCATCTTTTACATACAAGATTCCCATCTCTACAGCACGAACGGCCAAGTTTCTTAGTTTGATGTTTTCGTCATTCAGTAAATCGTGTACTTCATTTGGGTTGTTCTTAGCCCAAATAAGCATGTCTCTTTTTAGTTCTGAAGACGTCATATTACTAACATCAGCACCAGTACCCTTTAGCGCAACACGAGCGATGGCTTCAAGTTCGTCGATTTTCAATTCGCGAATTGCAACTTGGGCCTCAAGCTCAGTGTTCATCTTGTTATAAGTCTCCGCAGCATCCTTGTCGGGGTCAAACTCAACGAACTCGATATCGTATTTAGGATGAATTAACAAAAACTTTTGTAGGTTGACATTCCAATCCGGAACAGTAAGAGTACCGTTCTCAAATACGATAGGCTCAAGAGTTACATAACCATCTTGTTCGTCCATAAAAGGACTAATCTGATTAGATGCATAGCGTAATGCTCTATTCAATCTGCCGTCAAAGAATGTTAGTGGTTTGCGATTCGCGTGCTTCGTTTGAATTGCGTATCGTAGGGGATTTTTATTGCTCTTCAGAATGAAGATTCTTTTCTTCTGAGTAAAATCGGGCAAAACAGAGTCATACCCAAAATCATTGATTTTTTTTGTAGCCATTATATTATAATTAGATTAGATTAAAAATATAGCCCCCGTCCGAAAACGGGGGCATATATATTATTTCAACAACATAAAGTTGTTAGCTCCCATCACACACAATGCGCGCTCAGAGAGGAAGTGTACTTCCATGTTGTCTTTATCAGTAGTAGACGCGCCACCAGCTGAACCAACAACCCAAGACTTGTACTTACGGTCTTCCATAGCAGACTGACGGTAACGAACGTGTAGGAAAGGACGCTTAGCGTTCTGACCCAATACTTGGTCGTATACAGTAGTTGTACCTGCAGGAACCAATACACCGTCGATTTTGCTAGTAGCTCCACCACGAGTAGTTGCGTCGTTCAAGTATTTCCAGTCAGACTTGTAGAAGTCGTAACCAATGCGGAAACCAGAGAAGCCAAGGTTCAATGCCATGTCTTCGTCATTGTCGAACAAACCGTAAGAAGCTGTAGACTGACCACTGCTGTTTTGAGCAGCCAACACACGGTCGATGTCAAATCCAGTTGCACGGTTTACGAACAATACGTTCTCTTGAATAGCACCTTCTTTGTCAAGTACTTTAGCGAATGCTTCCAAATCGTCACGGTCAGTAATCACACCAGAAGTAGTGTTACCGTTGTTCTCGATTTCATAGAACATACCTTTTGTACCTTTCAAGCCTGCACCTGCAGCTCCAGAAAGATTTACAGCTGGCTCGCCTTCAATCATTGACATTTCCAAGTAGTCTTCGAAACGTAGACGTGTTTCGTGCTCAGACTTCAAGTACCACAAGTAACCGCTTGCGCCATTCTCAGTAGTAACTTCAACCCATCCTACGTGAGCCATCTCAGAACCAGATACTTCGTACTTGTCTTTGATGATGATTGGGTTGTTCTCTTTGCTCTCGAAGTCAGCTTCGTAAGAACCAGACATACCGCTAGTTCCTTTCTTGAACTCAGAACCGTATACAAACAAACGAACTGGGTCGGCAGCTGTGAATACGCTAGTAGTCAAAGAAGCTTCAGCGTAAGGAGCTACAGTGATTGAGTTAGCAGCAGAAGCATCAGTGATGTAACACTTCATCTCCTCACCAGCAGCACCAATAACAACTACAGTCTGACCATCACGGAAGTTGTGACCAGTCACATCGATAGTGTTAGTTGTAGAACCAATAGCTCCAGAAGCAGTGATGTGCAAACGTCCTTGTTCGCTCCACTTAATCAAGTCAGAGCTAGTTGGAAGCTCTGCGCTAACCATACGCAAGAAAGACGCAATAGAGCGGTTTCCGTAGCGTTCGAATTCTTTTTCGTACAAGTCCGGTAGGTACTGTTGTGCGAAAGTGTAATTTGCGTTTGACAAATAGTTTTCATTTGCCAAGATTTTTTCTGGTGCAGGAGTTAGGCTAGTTGAACCGCCTACTGTTCCGTTACCTCCAAAAGTGATAGTTTGTGCCATTTTTAATTTTTTTTAGGACATTATCGTTTCTTTATTTTCAATCCAGATACAAATGGAGCGCTGTCTTCGACAATTCTAAATTTAGTACCTGGCTTTTCAGAAACAACATTGGAACGCACATCCATATCTATGTTTTTGCCCTGCCCAACAACATTGTCAATTGCACTTGCGCGACCTTGCTCATAAAAGAACTTAGCATACGCTTCAGGGTTCATAGCCATAGATAGAGCTGTGTGATACTTTTCAGCATCTATCAAAACTCCGTTTTCATCTGTATGTCTGTTAATGAAATTAGACAAATCACTTTGTGACTTACGCACCTCATTAACGTCTTTTGGTTTGAATACTACTTTCTCATCACCGATTTTAAATTCAAAACCTTTGAACTCATCGTTGAAGAGTTTGCTTGTTTTCTCCTCAAAAGTCTGACGCACAGATTCGCTTCGCTTAGATTGCTCTTCTTGCTGCTTCTTATATAATTGATAAAACTCAACAGCTTCCTTGGCGCTTTCGGGAACCGACTCATTGCTTGACTCAAGCTTAGTCGCATATTTACCCTTCTGCTCCTGGAAGAACTGCTTTGCTTTATACAATTCTTCTTTCATCTCTAGACGCTTAGTTTTAACGGTTAGCTCATCAGCTCCCTCGTCGTATCCAAACTTCACATCTATTAATGACTCAATATCGTTATCGTCTAATCCGTTCTTTGTTTGACGATAATACTCACGTATTAAAGCGCCATCGTCTACATTATCGTAGTCTTGCTGAAGACGCATAAAATCTTCTAGCCCACGGTTAGTCTCTTTACGATATTCAAGATACTTCTCGATTTCCTCGGGAAGCTCTTGCTTTTCTGACTTGGTAAGAACGTTTTCTAGGTCTTCAGCTTTAATCTTGTACTTGTCTTGCAACAACTCATTAAAGATTTCTTCCCTAGATGGTTCAGCCTTAACCTCCTCCTTTGTTTCCTCAGCAGGTTGCTCTGGCTTATTTTCATCAGATTCAACTACTGTCTCCTCTGTTGATTCTTGTGTCTCTTCAGTAGTAGATTCACCTACAACTTCTTCTTTCTTCTCCTCTTCTTGTTGCGGAGGTTCAGAAAGATTGACTTTAAAATCAACCTCAACGGGTTGGTTTTGTGCATCTTCCATATTTAATTTAATTTAATTTATACAAAGTTATGCAAAATTACCCTTGCATATTTCCGCCCATTCTACCGAGCATTTCAAGTGGGTTTGGTTGTTGCTGAGGTTGTTCCTGCGGCATTCCCATTCCCATTTGTTGTTGTGGTGGTTGCTGCATAATCTCCTGAGGCATAGGCTGTTGCGCCATCGGGTTGTTCACACTCATCGGCATAGCATCACGCATTGGCTTTGGTCTCTCAAAATTACGAGGACCACTCTCTCTCTTACGCTGCTCAATCAATTGACTTTGCTGAGTAGCTTGTTTTTCAGTGCGGAAATCTTTTCTATCCTCTTTCTCTAAATCACGCTCACGTAATGTACCTGCCTCAAGCTCTTTGAGTTTAAGCTCATACATGTACTTGAGTTCTAGTATCTCTTTGTCAATCTGCGCTTTCTTATCCATCTCTTGCATACGCAATTGAGTACGCATCTGCTCCATCTGACCAGAAGACTGATTCTTCATCTGCTCTTCTTGCATTCTTGTTTGAGATGCAGCTTGAGTAGACTTGATATTAGATTGCGTTTGCATTTCAATATTCATTCTCTGCTGCTCCATATCCGATTTCTGTTTTCTAGACTTACGGATTTTAAGTAGTGTATTTGCGAGAGTAATGTTTCTAATGCTTCTAATATCAATAGCATCATCAAGCTCAATTGCTTTTGCCGTGATAGACTGCTGTATATTTTGCTCTAACAATTGACGTTCTTCTTCATCTGGCTCGAGCTCAATGAATATACCAAAGTCATGTAAGTGCATGTTTTTAATATCATCTAGTATTTGCAAGTTGTTTTGCCCAATCATCTTGGCAAAATCATTCGCAAATGGAGCGTATTCCAGTATGTCTTTAATGCGATAAGAGATAGCCTCACACAAGCGCTTGGTCATGTTAATACCACTCAGCATTACGTGACGTGTCGCTGTATTTGAATTTAGCGCTGCAAGTTTTTGGACGCCAACCAATGCGTATTGGTCTGGTGTACTAGCATCTCTAGCTTCATTCAATCCAGTGGCGGCACGAAGCATGTTCAAGTTGTAGTTGTACATGGTTATCAAGCTATTAATCTTAGCATTCGAACCACTACTATTCAACTCCTGAATCGGAACCTTACTGTGATTGTATTCACCGTCTTCCGTATAACTACGACCAACAACACTACCAGTTTGGAAGTACATAGACAAAGCCTCTGAAGGATTGTACGATGCTCCGTTTCCTAGGTCGACACTATTCAACCCATCCGCATCAATAAAGACACCATCTGGTATCATCTTAGCCACTACCTGCTGTAGTTTAAGGTGAACTAATTGTATCTGGTCTGCAAAAGGAATCATACGCTTAACAAGCGAATCGATATCACCCTTAGACATTTTAATTGCCGATACAACGTACGGGGGGACTGTTTTTTGAAATGCAGAAGAAGGACGAACCATGTTCTTCATCAACTCCCATTTCAACAACTGATTAGTTCCAAGAACCAAGACACCTTCGTACCAAACGTCGATACGACGTGATGCTCTTTTGAATCTTGCTTGTTCTGACTTAGGTGGGTTAAAAGATGAGTCTTTCTGTAAAGCTTTTTTTCCACCGTTAGCAGAGTCCTTAATCTTGTATACTATTTCCTTGTCGGTCTTGTAACAGAAATACAACAATGAAACAGTGTTCTTATCAAGGCCGCTTTGTGAACTCAAGTTTTGTGTACTACGATACCCATCGAAACGGCTTGCCATTTTAGATATCTCTTCCAACTCTCCTTGAGTCAAATTAGGATTTATCTTTTTTAACTCTGTAATATGTACAGACTTTACTTCACCATAGTAGTAACAGTCTTTGAAGTTTGGGTCTTCTGTCGGTGAGTAAACAAAATTGATAGGGTCAACGTATTCTAGACGAACCCCATCATGCACATCAAACATGTGTTTTACTGCGCTAATACCCAATACGGTTTGGTCTTCATCACAGCGTCTTTTGATTTCCGGGTAGTCGTTATACTCCAGTAACGTTGTAATTGCTGTTTCTTGAGCGACTTCAATACCTTGCTTATAGCCAAGCTTCATGTATAAGTCTAGCTCTTCTTGAGTGTCGGGTAATTCGTTAGGGTCGAAATTAAAAGCATTAACACCCGTGTCTTGTTGCACTTGCTTGAGAATCGGTTTTGCAACCATGTCTGCTTCCATTTCTTCACGGAAACGCTGACGTTGTTCGCTAGACAATTCATCAACAGCCTTTGCTTTTACGTCAAACATTCTATTGCTGATTCCGTTTACAACGATATCAACAAACTTAGGTATGATGGGTACGGGAGTCCAATCTAGGTTTAGGTAGCTGAGGTCTCCGTTTACGGATAACTCATTCTTGTATTTCTCAATAGGCTGATTCCCTTTTGCGTACAGTCGTCTCGTTAGATACTCTGAGCGCAACTCCGCGTATAAAGATGTATCGTATTCCCGAGAGAACCATTCAGACTCTATAGCTTGACCTACGGCAAGACCGTATTCCATAGACTCTTTCTCGGCATCTGGAGCGAACTGATTCGGAAATCCACCTCCGTTTTGGAATCGTGGTCTACTTATCATACTTACTTAATAATTTCACTAACAAAACCTTTGTTACTGTATTTCGCAAAGTTAAGGGTTATTTTACTATCTTTTTGTTCAACCTTGACTCTGCTTTGGTTTGCCATAATAGCAAATCCAGAACTTACAGTAGCATCAAATCGTGTACGATTGTTGATATCGTAGTTAGCCCAATCTAATAGTGTTCGATTAAACGGCATATTACCTGCCTCTCCTACTTCTCCAAACTCTGGATTATCTATAATACCAACATTCTGTTGAATGTAAGCCTCTAGCGCCTCTGCATGAGCGGCAATTACTGGTGTGCTTGACGGTATACCACCTAATTCCTTCTCGGCTTTCGAAAGATTTCTCTTGTCCTTGTCTGGCCTAGATATAGAAAACGGTCGGTATCCTCGTTCTTTTAAATAATATAGCAACCTTGGCTTTTGGTTTTCCACAAGAATAGGCATGCCATAAAAATGTATAGCCATTAAAACATCTTCGTAGAATAACTCTGCTGTTGGGGGTCTCGAAATGTATTCTAAGAAAAACGCATTTACGGGAGCATTTTCAATGTGGAATTTAGTCATTCCGTGTAGTGCTCCTTTAGAGCCACCACCATTAACTACACCGCTAATGTCATAACTATCACAGCCGAAAGAACCCATATGAGCATTTCCAGGGTGCTTCTTGCTTCCACGCATAACGACGTTGTTTTGCAGTTCTTTAGACGGAATCCAACTGGTAATAAATCTACCTTTTGGGTTCGGACTCCAAGCAACTTTTCCGTTGTTATCTCCATTCACCCAGTAGAAATCTCCACGAAGCAAACCATTGTGATTACCGAAGGTGTCGTTATAATCTATCTGCTCATATATCTTAGTAAGGTTGAACAAGGTGTTCTTTGATTCATCTCTAAACGCATGTGACTCTGTGCGTGGAAACTGACGATAAAATTCGTTAAGAGCATCACTATCGTGTTTCAGTGAAGTAACTTCATTATCCCAATATGTAATTACACTTTGGTATATAGGCTCACCGTCAATACCAACAATGGGTTTTTTGGGTTCTTCAAATACCGGCTGACCATATTTATCAATGAAGCCTTCCATGTTCCACTCCATTGGGATAAACAAGTTGTACAGTCCGCTCTTTGTCTGGCCATTAGCATTGCGCTCTGTGGGGTTGCTATCATAAAAAAGTTTCTTGAAGTTATTACCACCCTTGTCTAATGCATTTGATGTTGAGCCCATCATGCACTTTCCAATAACCTTACTACCTAAGCGCAAACACGTCTTTGTTACACGCCAGTTGTTCAATATGTTGTCTGGCTTTTCCCACTTACCGCTTTCGTCATGAACCAACAACCTCAGCTTCTCCCCATCATATGAGTTGTCACCAGTGTTTTTCCAGTCTATTGTAGTGTCCAATCCCTGAAGGTCGGCCATAGCGTCTACCTTCCCAATACCCCTACGGGTTAGTTTTGCAGCTGGGACACGATAGGCTAATTCAGACTTAGGTCTATCCATACCGTCCTGAATCGGCTTGAAGAAGAAAGGATAGTTTACCGATATAGGTACAACCTTATCCGTAAACATTTTCTTAGCATCTGCACCGCTCTTCGATAATATGCCAAAACGTGCATCACTTGTGATTGTTGCTTGGTTGACAGCCTCAGCGCTTGACATAAATGAAAAACCAGAACGACGGTTCTTCAAATAGCACATACCAAAACATCTGCTGTCAGCCTTACAAGCCTCCCAATAGATAAAGAATATTCTGTTTGACTCTCTGTAGTCTGGATGACCTACATCAATCTTAGTCCACTGAAGATACATGTAGTGTGTACCAGTAATGTAAGTAGGCTCTCCATTATTATAAAACCAAAAGCCCTCGTCTCTTCTTTCAAACTCAGTTTCGATATACGGTATCCATCGTTCTTGAAACTCTTGAGAGGTTTCGTTCCAGGAAAAAATGGTTTGAATTGAGTTTAGTGCTTTGGGATATCCAAACGGTTCCCAATACTGTTCGTGTTTTTTGGCACTTCTTTTATAAACGTTTTTTGGAACAGAAGGAATGCCTATGTATAAACCATTGATTTTGAGAACATTACCTATAGTACCGTCCTTAGATATGATGATGATGTCTTGCTCAAGGTCATAGCCGTACTTCCACGACTTATCTTTATTCCGTTTTTTTATTACGGAGTCGGGTACATACGAGTTTACTACTTCGCATAAGTTATTTACTGCGTCTTTCTGCAAAACCTCCGGTTAACGTTTTACTCTCTCCTTCTGGATTTTCGAGCATGTTCTTTTCGTTTTCAATACGATTGAGTATTTCAAACGCATCAAAAATTGCTAGCTTCTTTGTAGCCGCTGCATTTTTAAGTCTATCCGCAGCAAGTTCATCTTCCGGGTCTGGCTTGATGATTTCTTCCTCAGCTACTTTTATCAACTGAATAACCGCTTGATGACCAGCTTTTATTATGGCTTCTTTATATTCTTTGTGCGTCATACCAATGCAATTATATCTTTAGTATTCATTCGATATAATACTTCTCCATTTACACCGAACTCATATTCGCTGTTTTTAGAAAACTTAATAAGGTCTCCGTTTTTGACACCTCTCTTGGTCAGCAACTTATTACTGTAAACCATTTGACCCGTGTTTTCCTCAAACCCCTCGTCATAAAGATAAGATTTTTCTTTGGTGATAGGGCGAACGAAACACCAGTCGTCTACAGAGTTCCATTGTGTACCATTATGGTACATATAAAATTGGAAAGGGTCTATGAAATATATACCCTCTTGAAAGAAATTAGGAGACTTGCGAGGTCGTCCTTTCATGTCGTAATATATACGAAATACATTATGATGAACGATAATAGTATCACCAGGCTTTATGTCG